ACATTAAGGTTAAACCAAGAGTACTATAGAACAGTATTAGAGCAACTAGCTTATCCTGATTGGTTAATTGAAAAGAAAATCAAGAATTTGGATCAGACGTTTCTCGGGGTTCAGGTAGAACTGACAAGTGAAGTGGAAACGTTTGAAATGAGACAGATAAAAAAAGTGGCAGAGTTGTGACCGCTTTTTGGCAGGAAATGTGCCGGTTGTTTTGGAATTATCGTGTTATATTTGTATTGTGAGAAGTGGCGGAAAACACAACTCACTATGTTGTTTCTGAAATTCTAAACGGTTCGTAATGACGGCACATAAAATCCGAAACCAGCAGATGGTACTGATTGAATGATACCGTTATTAAGGAGAGCTTTTGCTCTTCTTTGAGCTAACAACATCCTAGGTAGGTGGAATGAGGGAAACCTGATAAGTTTGCCGATAGTGTCTGTCGTGGTTGTTAGCTGAGAGAAGAATAAAACTTCATTTACCGTATGTAAATTTATTGTAAGTAATAACGTTCTCTATACATTTGAAATTATATATCGATAAAAGGATGTTGTGTTTATTTGTCGAAATATAGAATGATGGAAAGGAGGTGTGCAAGTATGGCTAGAACATTGCATACAAAAGTTATTATGGACAGTGGTAAAGAGTATGACCTTGATGTTCATCCAGAAGACTTTATGAGTCGTATCTCTAATGAAAAAGGGGAATTGTATAAGGGATTTGTTCATTTTTTTAACCTTTCAATAAACCCTCTACATGTATCTTCAATTGAGACCGTAGAAGTGAAGGTTGATGGAAGTTCAGGGGTTACTGCAAAGTATGTGCTTGAACCATTTGTTACAGGGATTAAAAGGGATTAGGGAATAGTTAATTTCTGAAATGTCGCTATCAATATAGATGGCGGCTTTTTATTTTTGGGGAGGATGAATGTTGTGAATGTATTCTTACACAATGTAATAGGTGTACATGAAGCTGCATCGTTCCTTAATGTATCACCTGGTTATGTTAAGAACCTTTGCGCTCAAGAAAAGATTGTGGCAAAGAAGATAGGTAAGACGTGGGTGATTGATAAATCAAAATTAAGAGGAGTGAGATGAGGATGGACGAGAAAGAAATATATATAAATGATATGAACGCATGGATTAAAGAACAAGAAGCAAGAAGGGAACAAATTGTAGCTACAATTAAAACCAGCTCTGAAATTGTAGAACAAAACAAGATACAATTGCAGTGGCTGGTTAAAAGACTTGAACCTGCTAAAGCAGAGTATGAAGAGTGGAAGAAAGAGAATAATGTTACTCAAGATATGTAGATGCGGTAAGACAGTACCAATGGAACAAGGTATGTGTGAAGCTTGTAATGTTGTTGCTGAAGAAAGAAGGAAGCAAAGGCACAGAGATTATAAGGCGAAGCGAACGGACACGGACAACCAGAAGTTCTATAACTCAAAGCCTTGGCGAGTAACTAGAGCAAGGGTAAAGGACAGGGACAATGGGTTGTGTCAACTGTGTTGGAGTGAGAACAAGGTTAAACCAATGAACACAGTACATCATATTATTCCTTTAGAAGAGAATGATCGATTATCTTTAGTAAGAAGTAATTTGATTTCGTTGTGTGAGAAATGCCACCAGAAAGTTCATAAGCTGTATGACGTTAGAACGGAAAAGTTCAATATACAGAAGAAGTTAAGAAGTTTAATAGGGTAGGGGGATATCAAAAACTTTTTAAGGAGGGCGACGAGTCGCAGGGTGGTCTTTTTTTTCGCGAAAACTCCCTAAATGAAAATTTCGGAAAGGAGGTAGGTAGATGGCTAGACCAAGAGAACCTGTTGACTTAGTAGTTCTGAAAGGAAAAAAACATTTAACAAAAGCTGAAATTGAAGAACGGAAAGCGAAGGAAGTTAAAGCACCTCATGATAAAGTCAGAGCACCGACTTACCTTCCGAAAGATTTGAGGAGAGACTTTAAAAAGATTTCAGATGAATTAATCAGGATTGAAATTATGTCCAATCTGGATATTGATGCTTTAGCAAGATTTTTAATAGCAAGGAAAATGTATGTAGAAATTACAAATGCTATGCTTGAATTTAGTCCCTTAGAAGAAGTGGTGGATGTAAAAAAGGATCAGGAAGGGAACATCATTTCCGAGAATAGGTATACCATATCTAACGGCGTGTATTCAGACTTACTTATAAATCAAGACAAACTTTTTAAACAATGTAGACAAGCTTCCAGCGATTTAGGTTTAACAATTACATCAAGATGTAGATTAGTAGTTCCAAAACAGACCCAAGAAAAACCTAAAAATAAATTTAATAAGTTTATGTAGGTTGCTATATGAATAGAGTTACTCAATATGCTCTTGAGGTATTAGAGGGTCGTGAAATTGCTGGGAAGTATGTGAAGTTAGCTTGTCAAAGGCATTTAGATGATTTAGAAAAAAGTAAGTTAGCGCCGTTCGTATATTATTTTGATGAAGAAAAAGCAAATCGTTTGCTGGAGTATGCTGAAACTTTATGGATAGGTGAAGGGGAAGAGGTAGCACCACTTATTTTAGCGGAATTTCAAGCGTTTATTTTCGGATCATTGCATGGTTGGGTCCATAAAGAAACGGGTTACCGTAGATTTAGAAGTAGCTATATTCAGGTGGGCAGGCAAAACGGTAAATCTATGATGAATGGTGTACTAGGGACATATTATAGCAATTTCGATGGTTATAATTATGCGCAAGTATACTGTACAGCTACGAAACAAGATCAAGCAAACATAGTCCTCAAAGAAATGATTAAGTTCATTGAAACCGATGAAGATTTAAGTGAATGTTTCAAGGTGAAAGAATATAAGAATACCATTGAAGCGCTTGTAACAAACGGAGTTGTTCGTGCTCTAGGAAGAGATACGGAAAGTATAGATGGATTCCGTTCTTACCTTGGAATTGTAGATGAATACCATAAACATCCTACAAATCAAATGTATAAATTATTAGAGGGTGGAACAACAAAGTTAAAAGAATGTTTAATATCAGTTATTACAACAGCAGGATTTGATTTGAATAGTCCTTGCTATGAGTTATATGAGGACTGTTGTAGACAGCTTGAAGGTGTACATGAAGACGATAAACAGTTTGTATACATTGCTCAATTAGATAAAGATGATGACATTTGGGATTCAAGTAACTGGATAAAGGCAAATCCTCTAGTAGCAAGAGATGCAGAAGGAATTGAAACCCTTGAAACTATGGCAAGTAAAGCAAAACGTAGGGGTGGAGATGAACTTCGGAATTTCCTAACAAAACATTTAAATATTTGGGTACAATTCACGGACAATCAGTATATGAATATGGAGCATTGGAAGGAATGTGCTTCAGATTTAGATTTAAAGGACTTTATAGGAAAGGAGTGCTATATAGGTCTTGATTTATCAAGTGGTGGCGATTTAACAAGTTTAGGGGCAATATTCCCATATATGAAAGCGGAAGAAAAGAAATATTTTGTACATTCGCACAGTTTTATCCCTAAAAACCGTGTGAAAGAGCATATAGAAACGGACAAGGCGCCGTATGATATGTGGGTAAGAGACGGTTTATTAACTGTGACGGAGACGCTAGGTGGTATTAAAACGGATTATAAATACATCATAGCCTATTTAAAACGAATGATTGAAGAATATGATTGGAAAATACAGATTATTGCGTATGATCCGCACAATGCAGATGCGTTTTTGAATGATTTAGAAGAATTAGGATATCACAGCGTGAGTATTGTACAGTCAGCAAGAAGTTTAAATGATGCAACGGTTGATTTTAGATTAGAAGCAGAGGCGAAAAACGTACAATATAACCGTAAAAATAGACTGCTAACTTGGAGTATGGCGAATGCAAAAACGGTATCCAATAGTTTTGGTGAGATAAAAATTGATAAAAACTTGAATGTGAAACGTATTGATCCAATAGATGCTATTATAGACGCACATAAAATGGCGATGAAAGGACAAGCTGACTATTCACAATATACAAGTGAAGAGTATCTGAAAAAGCTTGGATGGTAAAGGAGGTGTTTATATGTGGAAGTGGTTAGGTAAGATTAAAAATAACGGAAAAAATCAAGTGAAGAATGAAGTTTCATTAGATTCACAAGAATTTTTAAAAATGCTTGGTATAGATATTGGTAGTATTAGCAAAGACAAGCTAAGTGAAATTACATATTTCACTTGTCTAAGGCTTTTATCTGAAAGCGTTGGTAAGTTACCTCTTAAATTGTATATGGACACAAATAAAGGGCTTGAAAAAGCAACAGAGCACAATCTATATACACTTTTAAAAATGAGACCGAATCCCTATATGACTTCAAGTACATTCTGGTCTACAGTAGAGGCGAATAAAAATCATCATGGTAATGCATATGTCTATATCAACACTGATAAAACTCAAGTAAAAGACCTGTGGATTCTTCCGAGTGAACAAGTGCAAATTTGGATTGATAACGCGGGGATATTTCAAAAAGAAAATGCAATTTGGTATATCTGGGGAGATAATAAATCTGGTAAACAGTATAGATTTAGATATGATCAAATCATGCATTTCAAAACTTCACTGTCATTAGATGGCATTTCTGGATTGGCTGTTAAAGATATTTTGAAGGTGTCCATTGAAAACATTCAAAGTGGTGCGCAATATTTAAAGAATTACTTTGAAAATGGATTGATGGGGAAAGCAGTTGTTCAATATACAGGCGATTTAGATAATGGAGCAGGTAAAAGAATGGCATTGAAAATAGAAGAGTTTAGTAATGGATTAAGTAATGCAGGGAGAATCGTACCATTACCAATTGGTTTTCAGCTCACTCCATTAAATGTGAATATGGCTGATGCTCAATTCTTAGAAATCAATAAGTATACGGCGCTTCAGGTTGCCGGAGCATTTGGAATTAAACCAGCACAAGTAAATAACTATGACAAGGGTAACTATGCAAATGTTGAAACGCAGCAGCGTTCATTTTACGTAGATACCCTTTTATATATTTTGAAACATTATGAGGAAGAAATGAGTTATAAACTTCTTCTTACTGATGAATTTCAAAGTGGCTATTGCTGTAAATTCAATGTGAATGGTATTTTACGTGCTGATTTTGCGATACAAATGGAAGGCTTGTCAAAAGGCGTGAATAATGCCATTTATACGCCAAATGAAGCGCGAGAATTTGTAGATTTGCCACGTAAAGATGGTGGTGATGAATTAATATGTAATGGGAATTATGTTCCATTAACTATAGTTGGGAAGGGAGGTGAAGGAAATGGAGTGGCTACAGATTAAAAATCAAACCGAAGATACATCATCCCTTTATTTTTATGGTGATATTGTCTCTTCTTGGTGGGGGGCTTGGGAGGATGAAGATCAATATCCTGAGAATGTACGAAATATCCTTGATAGTGTGAAAGGAAAAGACTTAAATATCTATATTAATAGTGGTGGCGGATCAGTATTCGCAGGTATGGCCATCTATAATATGATTAAACGTCATGAAGGATATAAAACGGTTCACATCGATGGACTTGGAGGATCAATTGCTTCAGTTATTGCGTTTGCAGGAGATAAGTTGATAGTTCCATCTAATGCATACCTAATGATTCATAAGCCGTGGAACGGTACGTATGGTAATGCAAATGATTTTAGAAAGATGGCAGATGATTTAGACGCAATTGAAGAAGGGATTATCAATGTTTATAAGGATAATCTAAAAGATGGCGTAGATATAGAAGTAATACGAGACATGGTACAAAATGAGACGTGGTTAAACGGCTTGAAAGCTAGTGAGTATTTTAATATTGAAGTAGCAGCAGAAAACACAGCAGTTGCTTGTACAAGCAACCTTTTTAATGAATACAAGAATACACCGAAAGCTTTTAAAGAACCAAAGAGAAATCAACCACAAAATAATGAACAAGAAAAAATTAATAAATTGATGAGAGAGCTAGATTTAATCTAACTCTTTTTTTTATTGCTCAATTTTAAGGAGGAAGCAAAATGCCAAAAGAATTAAGAGAATTGTTAAATAAAATTCAGAATAAGAAGGCAGCAGCAAGAGAACTTTTAGCTCAAAAAAAGCTTGAGGAAGCAGAACAACTTACAAGTGAAATCAAGGATTTACAGAAGGAATTCGATATTGCTGCAGCTTTGTATGAAGAGGAAGTAAATAATATTCCTAATGATCCAATTCCTCAACCACAAGCAAATACAGTAAAACCTAATGATGCATTTGTTAACGCAATGAAAGCAGCTGTAGGAAAACACAAATTGTCTGATGATGAAAAAGAAGTATTGAACGCCACTACTATGACTGAGGGAGTTCCATCTGATGGTGGTTTAACTGTACCAAAAGATATTCGTACAGCTATTAAAGAATTACGTCGTAATGGTCCTGAGGCACTTGAAAATTATGTGAATGTTGAGTCTGTTTCTACATTAACAGGATCTCGTGTTATTGAAGTAGAGGCAGACTATATCCCGTTTGATAATGTAGATGAAGCAGCGGATTTTCCAATGATGGAAGCACCGAAGTTTGAAGATATTCAGTATGCAGTTAAGAAAAAAGGCGGAATCTTGAAGTTCTCTAAGGAATTACTTGCTGATACAGCTGAGAATATTCAGGCTTACATTAAAAAATGGACAAGTAAAAAATCAAAAGCGACTCGTAATGCTTTAATTTTGAAAGCTTTAACTGATAATTTCGGTGCTACAAAAGTAGCGGTTAAAACAGTTGACGATTTAAAAGATATTTTTAATGTGAAACTTGATCCAGGTATTGAGCCAACAGCAAGTGCGCTTATGAATCAAGATGCCTTTAATTATCTTGATAAGTTAAAAGATACTGAGGGTAAATACATCCTTCAACCAAATCCAACGATGCCAACACAAAAGTTGTTATTTGGTAAATATCCAATTCGTGTTGTTAGTAATAAAACATTGAAAACAGATACTGTGAAGAAAACTGCACCGTTATACTTTGGTGATTTTAAAGAAGCCATTACTATTTTTGATAGAGAAGCTTTGTATATTGAGTTTTCAGAGGAAGCTTTAGATCTTTGGGGTAAAGATTTAGTGGGTATGAAGGTACGTGAACGTTTAGATGTTAAATCAGTTGATAAAAAGGCAGTTATTGCTGGTGAGATTACATTTGCTTAGTAGTTAGAGGGGCTATTCCCCTCTAAGTAGGAGGGGTTTTATGCTATTAGATATGAAATTAACTAAAAAGTGGCTGAGGTTAGAAGAAGAAGACACAGAAGAAGACGATATTTTAAACCTTTTAATCGATAATGCTGAGATTTATATAAAAAAAGCAGTTGGCAAGCATTACAATGCTACTGAAGAAAACCGGAAACAAGCACAAAAAATCGCTTTGGTTTTAGTCACGAATTGGTATGACAATCGCGATTTTTCCGGTCAAGTGGATGAAAAGGTGCGCTATACCATTAGAAGTATGGTATTACAACTTCAATTAAGTGAGGAAACAGCATGAATCCGGGAAAAAGAGATAAAAGAATTGTGATTGAACATAAAACCGAAAGAAAAGATGAGGAAGGAAACGCGCTCCCGGCAGGTTGGGAAGTCTTTTCAAAAGCGTGGGCAAAGGCTGAAACTCCTGTAGGTTCAGGGTTTAATTCTGAAATCTTTAAGGGAAATGCGGAGTTTGTTATTAAATTAATAAACTTTACGATTCCATATCGGAAGGGCGTTCATTCTGATATGCGTGTGCAATATCGAGGGAAACTGTTTGAAATTAAATCAGTGATTGACATTGATGAAAAACACAAAGATATGTGTTTAATCTGTGAGGAGCGATCCAATTGGCAGAGTTAGAGGTCTTTGGTATAGAAGAATGGATTCGCGAATTAGAGAATTTAGGTCAAGATGTACCTAAAATCACAAAAGAAGCATTAAAAGCGGGTGCGGGAGTATTTAAGCAGAAATTAGAGTTTAATTCACCTGTAGGACTTGAACCAAACACACCAACATCAAAGCAACCATGGTGGGATGGTAAACATGCTAAAAATGCTATTGAAGAGGGAAGAGTCGTAAAAAAAGGCGGCTCTTATTTTATTGAAATAGGATGGAATAAAGCAGATCGATCTCCTCACTTCTATATGAAGTTTCAAAATTGGGGGACTAGTAGAAATCCTAATCCTCCACATAAAGGCTTTGTAGAGAAAACATTGGTTCAGAGTGAAAAAGAGGTGTTGCAAGCAATGGAACGAGAATTTATGCGTAGGATCACAGGACGATGAAGAACTTCAATAAAGATGTGTTCGATATATTACGTACAGATGCAGTTATTAAATCGGAGTTAGGTGGAGAATTCATATATCAGTTTGTAAAAGGTAACGACAATACACCTATATGGATTACATTTTCTGAATTAAATACATCTCCAGGAATGTATGCGGAGAATGAGGAAACAACCTCAAACGTTATGTATCAAGTTGATATATGGTCAATGTCACCAATTAAATCACAATTAAAAACCGCAGTTCAGGCAGCTATGAAAAAGCTGTCTTTTCAGCGTTTAAGCACCTATCCAGATTACGAAATGGATACAAAAATTTATCGGTATGGTTTTCGTTTTGTAACGGAAGTCATAAATTAGGGAGGATAAAAAATGATTATTGATTTTAGGGATTTACATTATGCAATTTTAACTGAAACGCCAGATGGTAAATATACTTACACTACACCGAAAAGAATCGGTAAAACAGTTAGTGGTAAAGCTTCACCTAAGGCAGAAGGAGCAACTTTTTATGCAGAAGGTGGACCAGCAGCAACAGCTAGTGCATTCGGTGGTACTGAAATCGAGTTAGAAGTTGATAAGTTGTCTTTAACGGTTTACGCGGAATTATTAGGTAAAAAGGTTGTAAAGGGTCAAGTGGTTGATAATACAAGTGATGTTCCCCCTTATGTAGCATTGTTATATCGTTTGCCATACGACAATGGAAAAAACCTATATGTATGTTATTACAAAATGAAGTTTGAACTTCCAAGTGATGAACACAAAACAGCAGAAGACAAACCAACATTCCAAAGCGCAAAAATTAAAGGTAAAGCAATTCAACGAGCGGATGGTAACTGGAGACATCGATTAGATGAAGAAGAAGTTGGATTTGATGCAACGGTTGCATCAAATTGGTTCAAAGCAGTGCCAACCCCACCTGTTGCGACGCCACCAGCAGGTTAATTAAGAATAATGATTGAAGGGGATGGTAAATGCCATCCCTATTTTATTTCTAGGAGGAATTTATTTATGAAAATTACATTGCAAAATGCAGAAGGTCAAAAAGATTTTTATTTACCGCAGTTTATTCCGGGTTCAGCAACTTTTGAAGCATCTACATTAGCGGACGAATTACAAGCAGAACTTATACCAAAAGAAACTATTGAAAGAGCAGCTAATTTCATTGCTAAAGTGTATGGTAATCAATTTACGGCGCAGGAGTTCGTTGATGGTACGCATGTATGGTTTTTATCTCTTACAATACATTCTATTTGTTTAACAATTATGGGGCGGTTAAATGAAGCAATAACGGTAATGGAAACGGTAGAAGATGCGAAAAAAAAGTTGATGGAACAGCTAGAGATGAAACCGAAAAGAAAACAATCAAGTATCGAGACATCGTAATCGATATATACAACGTACTTATGGATGCAGGAATGACACAAAATCAAATTAACGAAATGGATATTGCGTTTTACTTTACCTGTTTGGCTAAAAAACAAAAGACAAATCGAGTGACAACAGCAAATCAAGCACCAGCATGGTTGTAAAGGTAGGTGAGAATTGAATGACATTAGGTAATAATACAATAGGTGGTCGCGTCCGGTTGGACACAGATCAGTTTGAAAATGGAATTGCAGGTATAAATCGAAGTCTGAAACGAATTGATGCAGAGTTTAGAAATACTTCAGAACAGTTACGTGGCGTTGGCTCTGAGATGGATCAGCTGGAGAATAAGACAAATCATTTAAATCAAAAGATTGAAGCGCAAACGCAAAAAATGAAGCATTATGAGCAAGCTTTAAGGACTTCACAGCAAAAACAACAAGAAATGCGCCAAAAGTGTGAGCAATTAGCTACATCAATGCAACAATTGGAACAAGAAATACAGCAAAGTACACAAGCATATGGGAAAAATGCGCAAGAGGCAAAAGATTTACAAGCTCAATATAATCAACTACAGCAAGAATATAAACAGGGTACACAAATCTTTACAACGATTAACAGCACAAGTTTCTCGGAATGACACAGCCTTTAATAACGCTTCAGCAGCTTTACATCGTTATCGTAATGAATTAGGTGACACCCAAGAAAGAATGGAACAGTTGGGCAACGCTTCTGGAAGAATACGAGAGCGCATGAACGAAGTTGGAAACACAATGCAGGATACCGGCTCAAGAATTAGTCAAGGATTTGGAGCGGCAGCAGTTGGTGTAGCAGCAGGTGTTGGTGCATTAGTAGTAAATGCAGGTCAATTTGAAGAAGCGAATAAAAAAGTACAGGCTGGTTTAGGATTAACGAGAGAAGAAAGTTTAAAAGTTAGTGCTGTAGCAAAAGAAGTATGGCGTGAAGGATATGGTGAGGATTTAGCTAGTGTCAGCGATTCTTTAGTTAAAGTAAAGCGTAATATTAAAGATATTAACGATGATGAAACCTTAAAACAAGTAACTCGAGACAGTGAAATCTTAGCGGAAACAATGGAGTCGGATGTAAACGAGGTTACTCGTGGCGCGGCTCAATTAATGGGCCGTTTTGGCTTATCTGGTCAACAGGCATTCGATTTATTAGCACAAGGATCGGCTAAAGGATTAAATTATTCAAATGAGTTATTTGATAATTTGAGTGAATATGGTCCTTTATTCCACGAAATGGGCTTTAGTGCTGATGAAATGTTTACGATTCTGATTAACGGTAGTAAAAATGGCGCTTATAATCTCGACTATGTAAATGATGTAATGAAAGAGTTTGGTATCCGTGTTAAAGATGGTAGTAAGTCCACAACAGAAGCGATGGGCCAAATGAGTAAGGAAACACAAAAAGTTTGGCAAGCAATGTTAGAAGGGAAAGCTACTTCAAAAGATGTCTTCAATGCCGTTTTAAATGAGTTACGAACAACTGATGATCAAATTAAAGTAAATCAGTTAGGCGTGGCACTTTTTGGCGTGAAATGGGAAGATCTCGAAGCCACTACTATGTTATCTCTAAACAATATGGAAACGGGCTTAGGAAACTATAGTGGTGCAATGAATAAAATGGTTGACGGTTATGATACAAGTGCAAAGCAATGGAAATCTGTAACTAGAGAATTACAAATTGCACTAGAACCACTTGGTAAGGTGATTCTAGATATTGCTAAACAAGCTATACCGGAACTAAAAGAATCAATTAAAGGTGTAGCAGATTGGTTTAACGGATTAGATGATAGTACAAAAAAAGTATATGGTACATCATTATTATTAGCTCCAGCAGTATTAGGGGTAGTAAGTGCCCTTGGAATGCTTTCTTTTGCTGTAGGTGCAATTATAGCGAACCCGATTGTTGCAACAATTGGTGGCGTTGTAATTGGATTAGGAGCATTAGGATTTGCTTTTGCTGAAGCTGGTAAAAAAGCGAAACAAGCAGAAGAAGATAGCAGAAAGTACGGCGAGGGTGTAAGCGAAGGTACAAAAAAAGCACTTGAAGGATACGTGAATTTAAAAGAAAAAGCCTTTAAGACGCTAGACGAAATTCCGGTACTTACTGGTGATAAAGCAAGAGAAGCCGTACAACGTGCTCATGATGAGTTCGGCAAGTTAGCGGATGAAGCCATCCAAGCAATTAATAAAGATAGAGGGAAACTTCAGGCGCATTTAGATAGCTGGTTTTCTGGTGAAACAGATTCAGCGGTATTAAGAGCGAAAGACAAAATTCTTAATGATCAAATGGAAGTATTCAAAGCGCAAGAAGAAGCAGTTATCAAAGCGAATGAGAAAATTCAGAGCTTACTTACACAATATAATGGACAGATATATAAGATGACTGCAGCTGATAAGTCGGTTTTTCTGACAGCTTTAAAAGCTATCGATAGTGAAGTAGGAAAAGCAGCTTCAAAAAGCGTAGATGAGATTCAAAAAATAGGTAAAGCAATGGATAACTTCAACAGCAATACTTCTGTTGAAACAATCCAAGGTAAAGTAAAAGATTTAGGTTCTGAATATAAAAAATTAACGAACGAGTTAGATAAGGCTAGACAGAAAGAAATAGAATTTGCAAAAAGTAAAATAGCTGATACTAAAGGGCAAGAGATTGCGATTGCACAAATTAATAAAAAATACTCTGATCAGTCTATTTTAATAACAGAAGGATATAAACAACAACTTCAACAAGCGCAGGAAGTGTTAAAATCTAAGGGAATTGAAATGGATTTAACAACGGGTATTACGAAAGCTGAAACTGAAAAAATTAAAATTCAAGGTCGAGGATTTGGCGAATACGTAAAGAATTCAGAAATAATCGAGAGTACGAATGAAAATTTATTTAAAAGGCTTCAAGATAGAGCCGCAAAAGAATCTGATTTACGTAAGAAAAGTGCTGACGAGGTAAAAAGATATGGTGAGGCACTAATTGCCAATTCTAATACTGTCTATGATAGTCTTTTTCAATCAACCCGTGAAAAGGCTGTGCAAATTGGTAGTGATATTGCTTATGCATTAGAAGATGGTACAAAGGCTGTTAATTTAGGGGAAAAAGGCGTAGTAAAGGTCGAAGAGTTTGTTGATGGTATAAAAACAGGGAAATATAAGGTTCAGGATGTAGCGGTTGCACTTATAAATACAATGCGTGTAGAGATGGGGAGTAAACCATTAACTGCAGAGGGTATTAAAGTGATGACTACGTTTGCGGATGGATTAAAGCAAATGAATGTTACAGATATCGCAACAAAATTAAACCTGGATCTTAAAAAGAATTTAGAAATTGATTTGGGTCCACTCGGTAAAATGACATCTACACAATTTGTAAATGGTTTGAAAGAAGGCACAGTTGGTATTGACGCTGTGTTTATTTATTTTCAACAACATTTATCTAAATTAACAGCTACTGATTTATCTCAAGACGGAACCAAAATCATGTCTACTTTAAAAACAGGCATGGAAATGGGCTTCATTGGTGTTGAAGATGTCTTGAGACAACTTGGTGTAAGCATGGATGATAAAACAAAATATAATCTTCAAGGTAATGGTGAAGTTACCATTGCTTCCCTTGTGCAAGGGTTGCAGACAGGGCAATTTAATATAGATCAAGCTCTTGAAGTTATTCGCCAAATGGTTGTGCAAAAAACAAATGTCGATACGACTCAACAAGGTGCGAATATTTCGCAAACAACAGCCGATGGAATTCGCCAAAATGGTAGTCAACCTGTACAAGCAGCTAACGAAGTGAAACAAGGTGTGGAGCAAACGCTTGGTTCTACCACAGACGGAAATGGCGGAGCAATGTCCACGGTTTTAATGAGACAATTCATGGCTCAAAACAAACCTAGTATTGTTGGCGAAGCAACAGGTATAAAACAAGGGGTCGAGCAACAATTAGGAAATACTACTGATAACAACGGTGGTAACAATTCTACATCTATGATGAGGAATGCTATCGCTAACAATCAAGGTAATGTGAACGGGGCAGCATCAGGTGTAAAACAAAGTGTAGAAAATACATTGGGTGCAACTACAGATGGAAATGGTGGAGCTTCTTCTACCCTCATTATGCAGCGATTGATTAATGGGAATAGAGGGACTGTAGTTAATGCGGCAGCAGGTGTGAAATCAGGTGTAGAAAGTACTTTAGGAAGTGCAACAGATGGTGGTGGTGGAGATAAGGCTGGTAATAAATTTGCCAATGATTTAGGTTCTAAGCGCGGAGCAGCACAAGGAAGCGGGGCGAGTGTTGCTGGTGGAGGTTTAGATGGGCTAGGTTCAATCGTCGCAAATTCAGTTGGTCTTTCCTTTGCGAAAGGGTTTGCCTTGGGTATGGACGGTGCATTTTCTCAAGTAAGAGCGAAAGCAGCATCATTGGCAAGCGCAGCATTCAATGCATTAACAGCTACACTTAATGTAAACTCTCCATCGAAGCTTACAAGGGATAAGGGGGGTATGCCATTTGGTGAGGGGTTTGCGGTTGGGATTGGTAAGTCAGCTTATATGGCTGAAAATGAAAGCCGTACTCTTGGGACAAGTGCTTATAAATCCCTTGTAAATACGCTAAAATCTAAGAATTTAGCATTTGCAGGTGTTCAAATGGCGCAAGGACTTGCAGCCGGGATTAAGAGTCAATATTCTGTAGTACGAGATGCCTTGCAGGGTTCTGTTACAGAGGCAATCGATGGCATTCGTTCTATTAAGCCAGAAGAAGTGTTTAGTTTTAAAGGGGATGATCCATTAACAAAGTATTTTAATGCAATCTTTGAGGATGGAGATTGGCAAAACGATTGGATAACACATATCCCAGAGAATATGCGTGATATGGTTAGAGAAATCGGACGTCAAATGGAACGTTTTGAAGGACTTTCAATTTATGATGTTGGTAATCTTTCTAGATGGAGAGAAGTGTTATCGGATAATCCTAATGTCATTCAGTATAGACCAGATAACGATAATCCGAATAAACAGCCTTATAGGTCATATACAGAAAAGGACCTCAAACAGCAAAGACCGTTACAAATTGTAATAGATAGAATGGTTCTTGCAGAATTATTAATATCTCCATTGGAGCTATTGCAAGGACAGAAATTCGAGACAGATTTATACAATGCAGGGGTGAGACGATGACGAATCAAACTCTTACAATTATTCAGGAAGATGGTTCTAAGTTTGTTATTTCATCTAATGACAAACTTACTGTTTTAAACTTTCTTCCTAATTCTCCTTTCTATAACACTGGATACGAAAAGTTAGATGGGAGACATGGAGAAATTGATTTAGGTGGAAGTTTTAATTCAAGGGATGATATTAAATCTTTATTTCTCGCAGAACCACATGGGATAGATGACTTTTATAAAGTTCGTAATTTTATGTTCCGTCTTTTTGCTTCGCAATCTCCGTTTTATATTGTTTCAAATAGAGAGCCTGAAAAGCGTTGGAAAGTACGAGTGTCAAGTAAGTATGAAGTAGAACCACAGGCGAACGGAAACTACAGCCTTATAGAAATTCAGTATAAGTCAGCGAATGCTTTTGCTGAGTCCGTACAATCGACGTTAGAAAAGATGCAAACAGAGTATACAAAAACAACAGCTACATTCTCTATTGATAATAAAGGTGATGTAGAAATTGATCCAAGGCAGATGCCTTTACGAATTACCTTTAAAGGGGCTTCTGAGAATCTTAAGATTAAAAACAAAACAACGAAAGAAGAATGGATTTATACTGGCACAACAACGGATAAAGATACAATTGTGATAGATCAAGTGAGAAGTACGAAAAATAGTTTGCCCATCGTTCGGGATACAAATAAAAAAGTAATATCTTTACAGACAGGAATAAATGAATTTGAAATCACAGGCGCTAAAGGCGCTTTTTCTATTTCATTTGATTTTCGGTTTCAATATCTGTAGAGAGGGGGTGCGAGTTTGAATGTAGTTACAGTAACAGATATAGCAGGAAATACAGAGATACTAACAGGGTTTCCAACTATCACTAGAGTTCGTAGGGTGAATGGGGAAAAAGGAATCAGTTTTATAGTATATCCTACAGTAGAAAATACACATTCTTTTCCATTGGTACAAGAAGAAAGCAAAATTGAATTTGATGGTGAAGTTTATATAGTAAAGCATTTAACGGAGAGAACTATAGAAAGTAAGTTTTACAAAAGAGTTGAATGCGTTCATGAATTTTACGTAAATATGCTGAATAAACAACAGTACAAAGTTCACAATGGCAGTATGACGTTTCGTGACGCGGTTGATTTTGTATTTGAAGGAACAGGGTATCAAACAGCAATTATTGATCCGTTTTATGCGGAAGACTTTCAAGAGTTTGGTAAAGAGAATCGATTGGCGTTACTAAAAAAGATGTTAGAACGCTATAAGGCAGAAATATCCGTGCGTGGAAATCTCGCGAGTTTTAAAGAAAAAATAGGGGAAGATACAGATTTTCAATTTCGATACAATTATAATATCAAAACATTCGAGCGTGATATTGATACAAAACCCCTTGCAACTTATATTCGTGGATATGGTAAAGACGGATTAGAGAGAGAATACACCAGTCCGAATGTACATAAATTCGGGCTAAATGAAGCTGATTCAATAGATGATGAACGATATACAACTATAGAAGGGTTAGATAAGGCATTAAAAGAAAACCTACAGGACACGCCAGTTGTCAGTATGACAATTGACTTTATAGATTTGAGAAAAGCCGGATACCCTTACAATGTTCCGAATGAAGGGGATCGGGTTCTTTTAATTTATGAGCCAATGAATATTGATATTGAAACCAGAATTATGGAGATTGAGGAAGTATTTAATGCGAAGTTAGAGCCAATTGCATGCAGGGTT